ACTTCTCCTTGTTGCCCGTCACTTTGCCGACGATATAGTCAAAGTAAGTTTTGACGCCCATTCAGCCTCACCAAACTCACTTGCTCGGTCAATTGAATTTATCCAGATAAATTCTACCCCAGTAGCGAGGCTACAAAAGTAAAAGCAGGAGCGGGGAGCGGTTAGACCCCCGCCCCTGCGGTCACTGTCTACCTACCTACCTTCGCTTCAGGTGAGTTTCACAGCAGCGTGCTCGTCGTAGGGCACATGGGCGAAGTCAGCCCGCATGGTAGTCACCAAGATGTCGGTCTGCTTGACGATATCCCGCTGAGTTTCAACTCGCAAGCCACGCCGCACACCCAACAGGAAGGCTCGGCGGTTGAAGACCAAAGCGTGCACATCCTCAGGCACGAAGGCACTCACGACGACAGGCTTACCGTAAATCTTTGCCAACTCGCCAGTCACGATAGTTGCCTGCGACCCATACTTGTCAACCGTGCTAACCTCAGCCCAACCGACCATCTCGGCGAATTTGGCGGGGTTAACGACAATCACGACTTCGTTGGGGTTGATGCCCAACTTGCCCATAGCGGCGCAGGCTTGCTGAATGTGTTGCGCAGAGAAAGTATCAACACTAAGCGAGTGAGCCCGCTTCAAAATCCCATCCCAAACCTTAAGCAGGTGGTCAGCGCTGGCGGTGTCGCCATTCAGGATAGCATTCTCCAACGCCTCAGCGAAGGCTTGTGCCAACGCTGCTTGAAACTCGGGCATAATCGCCACGATGCTATCCTCGGTCACTTCGTCAGCGACTTCAACGCCCGCAGCCAACTTCTTGGCGTCAAGCGTCAAGCCCTGTGCGGAAGCGTTGCTGAGGGTGACGGAAGTGGCGGGCGCAACATAAACGACGCTAATGCCCGAGATAGACAGAGGGATTTTGTAAGTCTGGCTGGGCATATCAACCTGAGGCAGCAATTGGGCAAGGCTCGGTTGCAAGCGGATAAGTTGCAACACTCGGTTGGAGAAGGTCGTGGGGATGTAGTTGGTCAAGTCGCTACCCGTCACCGCCTTCGTCACTTCAACGAAGCGGCGCTCCAACCAACCCTCAGTGGGCAAGTGGCGCAACCGCCTAATGGAAGCGAAGACAGTGTAGGCGTCGGAAAGGTCTTGCCACTTGGCGATTTGCTCGTCGGTCGCCCGCATCAAAAGGAAGTTTTCAAACCTTTCCTGCGCCGTGTTACCCTCTACCTCAATGCGGGCACGCCCGCCGACACCCTTAGACAAGACTTCCTCGACATTGGCGACCCGCTCTTCAAGCGCTTTCACCATGCGCTCGGTCGCCGCTACCTTGTCGGCAAAGTTAGAAACGATGTTAAGCGTCTTCTCGACTTCTTGCAACACTTCTTTCATGCGTTTAGCACCTCCTTATTCACTTGCAAAAGCGCTCGCTCTAACTCGGAGCGCAATTGCTCCAACGACTTGCGAATGTAAGCGAGCGGGTTTTCCCACCCGCACGCCTCAATCAACTCTAACTCCTCAGGCGTGTAGGATTTGAATTCGGGCGGCTCTTTATCCGCCTTGCGGTAATACTTGGCAATCGCCCGATAAACTTTCTCTCGGTCTTCTTCGGGAATGTCAACCCCACCCCTTGCCCCAAGCAACGCCGCCATTGCAGCCACGACGCCACGCCAAATGGCGTAGGGCTTACCGTCAACAATGTCAACATGCGGGAGTTTGTAAGCGCCGAAGTTGTCAAGCCTTTCGTCGTCAGCCCAGAAGAAGCGTTTGGCGTAGCGACGCTGCTTTTCCTTGTCTTGCAAATCCTCGTTAGTTTCTACGCCCACATACTTGCGCCAGCGCTTTTCGCTTTCGTCAGCATCCCACTCTCGGTCAAAGTCTTCGTAGAGCGGAAACTCGGCGTCATCGTCAGGCACAATGCCCTTCTTCACCAACTCCATATCGCCATCACTCTCCTTCTGAATTAATGCTCTCGGATTGGCTGGAAGCGTCACAACCGAAGTTTCAATCCACTCCCAATCCACATAGGTGTTGCCTTCAATTCTGCGGGGAATGAAACCAATGCTAAGACCCCGCACAATGCCTTCATCAACTAACTGCTTAATTTCCTGCGCAAACTGCGTGGAAGCGAAAACGAATTGCACTTTGATTGCGTCGTCGGAGACTTCAACATTGATAACTTTACCTATCGGGCGGTTGGGGTCGTGCTGCCAAAGGAGCACTGGATTGGCGAGGTAGTCTTGAAGGTTAATGCAGCCCTTCGGGTTGACGATTTCGTTGAGCCTATCCTTAACCGCCGTCGTGGCTACACCCTCATAGATTTCCCCGCCACTATCGGTTTCAATCTGCCTCGTAACGAGATAGAGCAAGTCTTTCATACCTTCTCACCAATGTCACTTGCGCAAGGTGGAGGCGGCGGGAGTTGCACCCGCTTCCGACGCCAGCCACTTCGGGCTTAGGCGTCGTCAACACTCAGTCGCCCCCACCTTCGTGCACTTGTGTTTGAAGTAGCAGTCGCATAGGTAGTCGTCTACGCTGTTTTCGGGAATTTCACCCAAGTCGGGATAAACGACGAAGTAGCGGTCGGCTTTGCAGGCGACAGTGGGTAAATCTACTAACGCACCGACTTCCTGCGCCCGCAGAATGTTTTCGTTGTCGCCAAGCCAAATCATTAAGGCTATTTCTTCGCCACAGAAGCGACACGAGAAAACTTCAACCTTCACTTTGTCTCACCAGCCTTAGTCTACAGGCACTATAGTGCACCTGCAATTGATAACCTCGTCGGGTTGCCCCTCGGGGTCACAGGGAAACCTAAGGCGGGCGCCCGAAGGTAGCACGAAGTAGTCGTCTATGTCAACAATTTCACCTTCCATTTGTTGGTGGCTCTCCCTAACTCGCTCGTCATGAGCGGTAACCCACATTTTGCGTTTAACGCCTACCGCACGAAGGCTTTCCTCGTAGCCCAAGTTGAGCGCTGCGGTCGTCTCAGTGCGGGCAATTCGCTCGGCACGCCAAGTTTCAAGGTCTCCAAGCACTTCCTCAACCGCCCCGATTAGGTCACTCCAACCGCCACCTTCCGCCAAAGCGTCGCCAAGTTTTTGCCTAAGTTGCTCCCATGTCGTCTCGGTAATCCAACGAATTCGTCGCTTGAAGGTCATCAGGCGGGCTTTAACCTTAGCGTCGTAAATGAGCGGGTCTACTTCAACGCCGAAGGCTTGGGGTGTGTCACGCAGGATATCCTCTAAGGCTGGCAGCAAGATTTTTGCTAACTCGTCGGCTTCTTCGTCAAGGTTGAAAAGGAAGTCAGTGATATCCTTGCGGAAGTAGGCGTTTAGGTCGGATTTGAGGCGGCGACGCAACGATTGGGCGTAGTCTTTAATGGCTTCCCGCACATGGCGCTCATATCTATCGTGTAGTTTCAGGAATTTGAGCCACATTTCCTTGTAAGTGCGGGGAATTCGTTTGGTGACAACAATCAATTCGTCAGGCGTTGCCGACTTGGATTGCTGTGGTTTTTGCTGTGCGATAGGCACGATGTTAATGTTGCCCCACCATGCGTCGCCCCACATCAACGGGTCTTGGAAGCCTAACACCTCACGGGCTTCGTTGATGGTGATAATGCCCCTATCAACGAGATTGCCCAATGAGTTAGCGACTTCGGCGATATTCTCCTTAAGTGCCTCAACCTGACTAAGGTCATAGGCGCACCAAAGTTGCGGGTTGACCTTCGGAAAGAATTGAGTGTTTAAGGTTTCCTCAATCAGCCTAAGCAGCGGGATGATGGTTTCACGCCAAAAGATTTTGGTTTGCTCTCGTGCGTTGGCGTAGTTGGCATACTCGTAAATCCCCACGACGGCAGGCGGCACATTCAAGCAGGCTAAGATTTCCTCACGCAAGATGCGGCGCATTTCAACTAAGTCGCCCGCCTTGAAGGAAGTGTCTATCGTCTTAGTGTCATAATCCGAGCCTTCAAGGAGTAGCCACTTGAAGCGTTGACCTCGCCCGTGTCGGCTTTGAATGCGCTCAATAAGCCGCTGCTTGGTCGCTTCAGGCAACGAAGACTTGGTGATTAAGATTGTCAGCGGTTGTGCACCGTGGAAAAGATACTCGGCTAAGAGGCGGTCGCATTCGTTGATAAGCGTGACAGCGTTTTGAATGGAGTAAAGGAGCGATAGACCTTGCGACCTCGGGTCGGTCGGGTCGGGCAACTTGAAGTGCACGATGTCGTCAACCGATAGGTTGATAACTTTCTCGGCGGTCATGATTTGGGCTTCCTTGCCATCAAGGCTGAAACTAATGCTGCTCGGGTGAATGTAATCAAGCCCGAGATAGCGTCGCCCGACCTTGCGAATAAGCCAATAAGAGTTTCCGAAGACAATCAAGTCGGTTGCGGCGATAGCGGTAAAGTCGTTGTTGCTAAGCCCAACGGCGACCGATTTGGCTAAGTGCCCGAAGTTTGGGTCGTCTTCGTTTAACTCAAATTCGCCGTTGTAGACCAGCAGGGGCACGGAAGCGGCTGAGTTGCTGATGCGACTTAAGGCAGCCCGCACGATGGGGTTGCGGATAATGTCGGCTAAGGGAGACTTAGGTGTGTCGGTCTCAAAGAAGTAGACATCCCCCGCTGCGTCTCGGTAAAGCCACTTTTGCACGATTTCCCGCAACTTCTTC